ACGAGGAACGTGCCGGCCGCGATCGAGTTGGTGGGCACGACGCGCCGACCCCACAGTTGCGGCCCAGCCATGGACACCGGGTTGGCCATCACGTACGCGTTGTCTTGCGTCTTCGTCAGCTCGATCTTTTCCCAGTCGGCCGGATTGAGCACGATCGCGTCGACCGGGTACTCGCTCAGTGCGGCTTGCGTGATCGAGCGGCGCAGCGCGTCGATGTTGGTGTCGCCGCTCTGGGCGCGGTTGTAGGCCACGAAGTTGCCGGTGGTGAGCAGACCCTTGATGTTGCCACTGGTGCCCGAGCCGTTGAGCAGCTGATCCTCTTCCTCCAGCTTGAGGCCGTACATGAGGCGCCCGTTCACGTAGCTTTGCAGCTGAGGCGCGTCGTCGAGCACCTGGCGCGACACCGGGATCCAGTGCGCCAGCGTCACCACCGGCGCATTGTCCAGGGTGAAGGTGATGCCACTCTCGGGCTTCAGCACGTTCTCGTAGTTGGGCGAGGCGTACTGCGGGCCGGCGTTGTTGGTGAAGACGTTCTCCTTGGTGTACTGGATCAGATTCGACGAGGTGCGGCCCACCGGCAACAGATCGCGGATCGTGAACACGCGCTCGGGCGGAGTGATGATGCCCGGCACGCGCATGTCGGGCACCAGCGGCTGGTTCTGGCCGATGGCGTTGACGATCGCGGCCTTGATCTCCAGGCGTGCAAACTTGGAGCGGCCGGCCATCATGGCCTGCACAGCTTCACTCTTCACGAAGAGGTCGCCGATGTCGCGCGGCTTGTGGTCGGTGCTGTCCTCGAAGCCGGCGGCGACCTTCTTCTCCAGCTGCAGGCAACGCTCGGTCAGCTCGTTGGCAGAAGCCGCGAGCTTGTCGAGCGCAGCCTTCGTCTCGCTGGCGACGCTCTTGTTGGCGGCGATCTCGCCGTTGGCCTTCTCGGACCAGGCCTTCAGCTCCTTGGTGGTGTCGAGCAGCAGCGACTGGGTTTGTGCCAGCGCCTTGATCTCGGTAATGAACTCAGTAGTCATGATCAAATTCCTTTCAGGACATGTTTGGCAAAGCTCAGGTTGTCGGCGATAAGCCGAGCGAGGTCTTGCGGAAGCTCGGTCGCAGCCACGGACTCACTCCGGACATTGGCCTTGCGGATGCCCGAGACGAATGCCTTCGCCGCGGATCGTGAGAAACCACAAACGTCGCGCATGTAGTCCTCGAATTCAGACAAAGAGGTGAACCCTTCGATCGCAGACTTGACCGATCCCACGTCGATGCGTGCAGCGTCGTCGGCCGGGAATGTGACGATGGAAATTTCAGCGACCTCGGCGACCGACTTGATGATGCGCTGCGGGCGCGACCCATCACCCTTGTCGACGATCTCGACCTCGTTCGGATCGAGCCGGATGCCAACAGACAGGCCGTCAACGGTTTCGTGTTGAAGTGCAGCGCGCACAGCGACTGCCGACGGCATGCCCTTGGTGAACTCGCCATCGACGAGCAGCCCATCCGAGTCCTCGCCCATCTTGAGCCACTTGCCAACAGGCAGCTCCCACGAGCGGTGATTCACGAACATCTTGGGCATCCTCGCCGCGCCAGAGCGAATCGCCTTGAGCACCTTCGAGTACGCGCCAGGCAGGATCGTGTCGCCGTAGGAGTCTACGCCGTTGAACTTCGAGGCGTAGCCAGAGAACGTCCAGGCGTCCTCGCCATTGCCATCGGCAAACTTGAGCTGAACGTCACTGAGCGAGAGTGTTTTTTGGAGCATCGGGCGCCTCGTCGTCCATTGATGCGCCGCCAGGGGCGCCGGTTGAATTTTCGCCGAGTTTCGTGATCGGAAGCAAATTGGACTGCGCAGTGAGCACGTCGCCACCTTCCATCGGTGGCAGGTTCTCCAGCTGGCGCCACTCGTTGCGCGTCATCAAGCCATTTTGAACCGCTCGCGCGCCAATCTCCAGCCGCTCCTTCAGCGAGCCGCGCAACAGCGCGTCCAGCGAGAACTCGACGGTGTAGCGCTTGCGCTGCGCGGCGGTGAGCACGCGCGCTTCGATCGCCTGCTCCAACAGCGCGATCATCGGCCGCAGCCTGAACTTGTAGAAGCCCTGAATGATCTGCTCGATGCCCGACCCCCACGTCGTGGCTTTCGTCGTGTCGTTGATGAGCACGCCGGGAATGCCGAACCAGCGGGCAATCTCCTCGATCGAGAAGCGTCGAGTGTCGAGCAGCTGCAAGTCGGCCGGCGTCATGTTCAATGGCTCAAACTTCGCGCCGGCTTCGAGCACAAGCAGGTCGTCTTCGCTGCCTTCGACCAGGCCCTTGTAATTGGCGCGAATCTCGTCGCGCTGCTTTTGCGTCAACAACTTGTCGATCATGAAGACGCCAGGGCGCTTGGCCGATTTGCGGTAAACGTTGCTGGTGTGGTTCTGCGCATCGACGGCGAGCGCGACCGACTGGCGCATGTACGACAGTCGGTCCATGCCGACGATGCCATTGCCCTTGTCTTTCCAATGAAGGATGGAGTCGGCGGCGTAGACGGCGATCGCGCCCTCGTAGTAGTACTTGTACACGACCGACCGATCGCGCAGCACCTCGACCTCGACCTGATCGGTGGCCAGCGGCCACATCTCCAGCACCTCGCCGTTCGCGCCGCGGATCAGCCGCGCATAAGCGTTGCCGCGCAGCAGGAAGTTGAAGGCCAGGAACTGGAAGAATTCCATCGGCGTCATCCGCCGATTCGGCTCGTCGTGCAGCAGCCTGAACAGATAGGCGTCGCGCGCAAGCGTCTTGTGGCCACCTTCTTGCGTCGAGCGGTTGTAGACGAACAGCGGCAGCGAGGCGATGTTGTCGACGAGCAGCTCGACAGCACTCCACACCGCCGACACCTGCATCGCGCCATCCATGCCGTAGTCCTTCGACGACTCCGGCGTCGAAGCTGTGCGCGTGAACGGCTCGCCGTACTGGATGCCAGCTTGCTGGCCGGTGGCGCCGATGGCGCCGAACCAGCGCCGCAACGATTGGTAAATGGTGCCCATGCGCGTCAGTACCTCGCTCTGATTGGCGCCGAGATGAATCCGTCGAGGTCGCCTTCCTCAACTTCACTCGGCATCGAGCCCACGGCCATAGCGAGCGCGACCATCCCGTCGATGCGCCCTGTGGACTTGTTCTTGGCGAATTTGCGATTGCCTGCCGGGTCCATGACGACCGCAGCGTTGGCCGCGCACATGCGCAGCACAGGATGGTTGCCGTGGCGCAGCTGGCGAGCGAGCAGCCGCGACTCCAGCTCACGCAGCGCCGGCGACATGCTCACGAACCCTTGCCCGAAGTCCACGAAGCGCGCCAGCTCCTCCTCGGTGAATCCGGCGCGCTCCAGCCAAGGTCGCAGGAAGCGCATGTTGTATCGGTCGAACGCGAGCGCACGCACGTCGCAGCGATCGAAGATGCCGCGCAGGTACTCGGCGATGAACTCGTACTGGATGGCGCGCCCAGGCGTCGTCAACAGGTGGCCTTGCTGCGCCCACACGTCGTACGGCGCCCGCGCCTCGCGCGCCTTGTCGACCAGCCCCTCAGCCGGCAACCAGAACGTCGGCACGACGGACCCCGAGCGCGACACCAGCACCAGCGCACACAGATCGGACACAGAAGCGAGGTCCAGCCCACCGAACACTTCTTCGCCCTCGATCGCATCCGGCTCGCCGCCGTTCTCGTCCCACACCTCTCTCGACACAAATGGCGCGTTGGTCTCGACGCGCTGGTTGAGGTTCAGGTTGCGGAATGTGGGCGCGAAGCTCGGCATGCGCTGCGCTTTCTCTGCAAGCCGGCGCAGATCGTCCAGCGAGCGGAACTTGCCGACCGCCGGGTTGGCGGCGCGCCACGCCTCCTCGTCGAGCAAGTCGCAGTCCTTCGGCGCCTCGTACACGTGCAGCACGATGGTCGGATCGCCGCTGGTGCGTGCGTCGTCAATCCATATCGAGAACAGGTCGGAGTCGCTCGCGGCTTGCGTCGAGATGGCCAGCAGCAGCGGCCGATCGTGCGCGCCTTGCGACGTCTCGATCGCGTCCACGAAGTCGTCTTGCGACCCCTTCACCTGCCCAACCTCATCGAGGATCGCGACCACCGGCGACAGGCCGTGCGCGGTCTTCGCCTCGGCGGAGATGGCGCGGTACTCGACGTTGCGCGGCAAGCCGACGATGATCTTGCTGGACGGAACGATGCGCGTGATGCGCGCCAGCCGCGGCTCCATCGCGATCATCTTCGTCATGAGCTTGAAGACGAGCGCAGCCTGATCGCGCGAGCGCGCGCCGCTGATGATCTGCGAGTTCTGCTCGGCCACAGGCCCGACGATGTGCGCAAGCACGATGCCGGCGATGAGCGCAGTCTTCCCGTTCTTGCGCGCGATGGACAGGTACGCGCGATTCGTGCCGTGCGGGTTGTCGTAAACGTCGAGGATGAACCTGCGCTGGAATGGCTCCAGCACGATCCGCTCGCCGACGTTCTTGCCTTCAGGAACGCGGCAGTACTCTTCAATGAACGCAACGACCTTCTCGCCGCGAGTCATCTTCTCGATCGGCTTCGTCCTCGGCGCAACCCTGCGGCTCATGTTCAACTCGCGAGCAACGATTCGCTGGCCAGCTGCTCGCGAACCTTGCGCGCGGCCTTCAGTGTGCTTTGTCGCTTCTTCGCGTCGGCAGGATCGTCTGTGGCGACGAGGCCCAAGGCGCGCATTAGCGCGAGCTGCCGACGCGTCGCCTGCTCGATCATCGTCAGCAACGGATTCGGCCGCGGAGTCGCGTTGGGCGCGACGAACACGACTGGCTCTTCGAGTTCCATCTGCGCCGACCACTCCTCGATGTCGGCTTGTGTGCGAGCGAGCTGCGCAGCCGCGACAAGCTGAACCTCCAGCCACTCGTCTCGCGGCTTGTTCGCGACGATCGCATCCCAGTACGGGCGGTCTTTCGGCCGCAGCGTGATGTGTTTCGGCGGCTCGGCCAGGCCCTTCGCCGCGTCAATGAACGCCTGCGCCGCGCCAGCAACAGTGTCGGATGAACGGACTCGTTTCGGCATAGTGTCGGTTTGCAGTCAAAAATGATGGGGCGGGCGGTTTCCTGTGTGGCGAGTGTTCGACTTTTTTGCCGCCCCTCCTGCTTGCGCCCACGGATGGCGAGGATCTGTCGGATCGCCGCGAACATCGCAGCCGCGTGGCGCAGTGTTCAAGTCCTCGGCAGTTTTCATTCTGTGATGAGGGGTGCACAGAAGATCCATATTCCGATCTTCGTTCGTTCCGCCATTAATCAAAGCCACGCGATGGTCCAGCTCGACACCGGCGACAACCCGGCCTTCTGCCCAACACATCGGACACAACGGGCGCAGCAGCCGCACCCGCTCCTTTTGCGCAAGCAGTCTCCGCCCTCGTAGCCGCTCCACCATGGGCGAATTCTCCCCGAAGACGCCGCGCTTGCGGTGCCGCGTGTGTGCCGAGCGCAGCCGCGCTGGTGTTCGCGCCATAAATCGTTCTTGATTACGACCCGAGATGCCCGAGATGCCCGACTTCTCCTATTGTTGTCCCCTACGTAATTAAAATAATTTATTTTCGTATAATCAAACAATGCTAATCTTGGGCATCTCGGGCATCTCGGGTCGAGTCTGACTCAATAAATCGCGAATCGATCCTCGACGAAGCGCACAGCGCGCGGCTACGCTGGTTCCTTCTGCGCGGCGACGAGCTCCCGGCCGCGGCGTTGCACCGCGGCGTCGCACGCCACCGCGTCACGCATCATCTCTTCTCTCACGAAGGCCAGCCGCGACCTGAACACTTTCCCTCCTTCACGGAACACCCACCGTTCGCCGTCCGGGCTGCGGCGCAGCATGTAGCCTTCCTTGCGCATCCTGTGCGCGATCTTGCGCGGCGACTTCAGCATCGCCACGATCTCGTCTTGGTCGTCGAAGGCATGATCCACCAGCTCCTGCCCGAAGAACACCGCAGGACGGCCGAGCTTTTCCAGCGCGTGCGTCACCGCATCGTCGGGCGCGCCCCACGACCCGGCCACGGCTTCCCAACCCGCGGTGCGCTCGACCTGGCGCTTGGGGTCGAAGCGTGAGATGTCGCGCTCGAAGAGCCACCGCGCGACGTGCCCGAACCCGCCTTCGTGCTCCAGCCACCGGAAGTAGCGGTCGAAGTACTGCGGGTCGTGGCGCGGCGAGTCGGGGTCGAGGTGCCACTTCGACGGCAGCGACGAGTGCATCACGAACATGCGCCGGTCCTCTGGCGGGATGTACATGTCCATCCAGTCGTTGGTCGTGATGAACACGCGCAGGACGTTCACCACGTATCGCAGCCTCTGATACTTGTCGTTCAATGGCAGCGTGTTCGGTGGCGCGGCGATGAGCGGCTTGAGGATGTTGTACATCGTCGAGGCGTGGTACTCGTCGCGCGACGGCCGTACCTCGTCGATCGTGAGCATGAGCGTTTGCAGCCACGGCTGGTAAGGCGAGAACAGCGCGTCAGGCTCGATGCCCTTGTGATTCCAGTCGCCCACCGCGGCTTTCACTGCGACGAGCGCAGCATCCTTGCCGATGCCTTGTGTGCCAGAGAGCACGATCGCGGCGTTGCACTTCTCGTGCGGGCGCTGCACCATGTGCGCGCAGTAGTCGAAGAAGAAGTTGTGCTCCTTCTCCTCGCTCCACAGCAGCTTCACGTGCTCGACCCAAGGGCCGGCCTTCGAGGCGTCGCCCCGCGGCTCGGGCGGAGGGCGGTACTGGTTGAACGATCGGCGCCCCTTCGCAGGGTAGAAGCCGTCCTTGTCAATGAACCAGTCCTTGATGATCTTGGGCTTGCCTGGCCACCAGGTTGACCCTTCGACAAGCTGATCGTTCTCCACGCGCATGATCTCCTGCGATGGGCGCACCAGTGTTTCGCGTCGGCGTCGAGGTCGCCCACGCCGCCGCGGCGCGTCGGGCTGCGGCTCGGGGTCGCCTTCTTCGACGATCACTGTCCACTCGCTGCGCGGAATCTTCGCGTCGACCGACTTCTCTGAGTGAAGGGTGTTGTCTTGAATGTCCCAGAATGCCTCTTGCTGCGTGTCGTAAACGAAGTCCTCAATGCGCGCCATGCGGCGCTGGTCGTCCAGTCTTTCAAGCAGCTCGCGCTCACGTTCGGCTGCGCGCCGTTCAATGTCGTCTGGTTGTGTCATCACGCTCCTTCTGTCGCTGCGTCATTGGCCGCGGCCAACTGCTCCGCCGCCTCATTGTCGATCCAGTCGGTCAGCTCCGCCCAGCCCTTGCCGGCACAGTGGCCATGGTGGCAGCGGAACGCGCCGTAAAAACCATTCTCCTCGCTGGGCTCACGCACCGCGGCGCCGGTGTCCGCGGCGCCAGTGTGCTGGTGGACCCATGGGCAAGTCATCTCCGTCCACCCGCTCGGGTCTGGGCGATCGCGCTTGAGCATGCCGGCGGCGCGCAGCCAGCGGTAGTACATTGCGAACGCTTTGTTGCGCTCCACAGCGTCCTCCGGCACCAGCCGGCCGCGCCACTGCCTGCGCCCCATGATCTCCAGCTCGAAGGCGCCCAGCAACTCGTCGATCGAGTACCTGCGGCCGGTGAGCTCGCGCAGCTCGCACCGCCAGCCTCGGTGCTTGGGCTTGCCGTTCAGGAAGCCTGGCACTCGCCCCACACGCGTGACGCCGCTCATGCCTGGGTCGGCGCCGAGCAACTTGCCGGCGATGAAGGCGCGGATCACCCCATCGAACCTCGCGGCGTCGCGCTCAGGCTCGGCCAGGAAGTACCACCACTGGAAGTTGCCTGCGCTCGTCTCCACGATCGCGCTCGGCGGCACGCCGCGCACCACCACAAGGTCAACCTTCGTGCCCACGTCGTCGACCATCAGCGCGCGCCCCGCGGCGAACGTCTCGTTGCGGCGGCGGAACGTGTTGTCTGCGGCGCGACGGAAGCTGCTGACGGTGACGTACACGTTGCACTGCGCCGAGAAGGGCAATCGATCGCCCAGCGCCCATGGTCGAGGTCGCCACGCTCGGTGGTCTACCGCATCCGGGTCGCCGATGAACCCGCACAGCACAAGCCGTTCGTCGTCGGGCAGCCCTTCGCCCAGGCAGTTCATGAATTCTGTGGACAAGACGTTCTCCTCAAGAGGGGCGCCGATTTTCGGGCCGCTAGGATCGGCGCAGGGACAGGCCGGTCGGCGAAAGACCAACCGTTTTGCAGGGTCTTTGAAGAAAGTGCTTGACTTCGTTCTGGACTTGAGTCACAATTCGTTCATCGTCGAGTTGACGATGCAGAGAGCAGAAAGGATTCCGCCATGTTCCATCACGTTCACATCCGCAAGCTCACCGCCGAGTCGGTCGCCCTCCACCGCTTCTGCGCCGACGCTTCTGACCTTGGCTTGCGGCCCGGGCAGTGGCCCACAGTGCTGGTCCTCGAAGGCTACCCTTACCCCATTCGCCACGAGCTGGCGCTGGTGGCCACGAGCATCGACGGCACCCGCACCTACGCGTCTCGCAACGACGCGCTGCGCGTGCGCATCTTCAACGACTGAAGAAAGGAACGCATCATGATCCACTTTCACAACGCACACGTCACCGCGCGAGCCCAGCACCACCTCGACCAGCTGACCGCGTACCTGAAGGCCCGCTCGCGCCCCGACGCCGAGGCGTACCGGCCGACGCGGCTGATGGCCGAGTACTGGGGCCGTCTCGCGACGCTGGAGGTGCTGCGCCCGATCGCCGCCGACTTCAACTTGCCGCTGCCGCAGCAGCCGCGCCGGCCGGTGTGAAAACCCTTCGCCGCGGCAGGTCTTTGCAGAAAGTGCTTGCCGCGGCGCCAGACTTGAGCCATAATTCGTTCATCGTCGAGTTGACGATGCAGAGAGCAGAAAGGAACCCGCCATGATCAGCATCACCAGCGCCAACCAGCTCGGCACCCAAATGGCCGCCTTCGGCTGGACCGAAGAACAAGTCCGCGCCTGGGCCGCGGCGCAGAGCGTTGGCCGCATGTCCATGGCGCGCGTGCTGCGCGCCTTCCGCGACCAGCTGGCTCGTGCCTGATCGCCTCTCTCCACCAGAGCTCAGAAAGGAACCCGCCATGAACACCACCGAAACCACCGACGCCGGCCTGCTGCGCCGCATTGCCAAGCTGCTGGCGATCGCCGGCGACCATCGCGCCGACCCGAACGAAGCCGCTGCCGCTGCCGCGATGGCGGAACGCATCATGCGCAAGCACCAGATCGAGCACGCCGAGGTGCTCACCGCATCGCTCGCGCGCAACGAGGAAGAGATGGCCACGGCCGACGTCGAGACGCGCATCAAGACCGGCGAGAAGTACCCCCGCCCGCCGTCCTCGGTGCCGATCTGGGGCCAGTGGATCGCAGTCGCGGTCGCGAAGCTCCACGACTGCGAGGTGCGCTACGGGTGGTGCCCGCGCCGCGGCAAGGTCATCCGCCTGTTCGGCGTCGCCGCCGACGTGCAGGTTGCCTCGTGGACCATCGACTACATCGTGGCGTCGCTCGTCGCCTCCAGCCGCGCCTGGCACGCCGCTGCGCCGCGCAGCAAGGCCGACGGCGACAGTTTCCGCAAGGGCTACGCCCAAGCTGTGTGCGCGAAGATCGCCGACATGCGCCGCGAGCGTCAGGCGTCGCCCCAGATGAACGCGCTGGTCGTCTCGAAGTCGCAGGCCATCGCTCGCGCCTTCGGCGAGTTCAACTACGGCAAGGCGCGCGCAGCCAACATCACGTCACACTTCGCCGCGGCAGCTGGCTACGCCGCAGGCGCGTCGCTCGACCTCGCACGCCGCGGCGTCGGCCGCTCGGGCGGCGACTCGACGAAGCTGTTGGGCCGCTAAAACCCTTCGCCGCGGCAGGTCTTTGAAGAAAGTGCTTGCCGCGGCGCCAGACTTCGGTCATAATTCGTTCATCGTCGAGTTGACGATGTTGAACGCAGAAAGGAACCTCGCCATGAACGCCAACCAATCCCTCGTCGCTTCCCTGATCTCCAAGCTCGACCGCCAAGTCAAGCTCGCCGACGCGACGATCGCCGACTTCGGCGCCAAGCTCGCGCAAGACCCGCATCATGCGGTCTCCTGGGGCGAGTCCTTCGTGCGCGACGTCGCGCGCAGGCAAGCCGCGCTCACCGTGAAGGCGTGGGCGACGAAGATGGCCGAGGACGGCGCCGAAGCGCACGCCATCATCGCCGCGATCCGCTCCGGCCTGACCGAAGAGATTCTGCGCGCCTCGCGCTACCCGACGCGCAGCACGTCTGTGCTGAGCAACTTCCTGAGCCAGGAAGACCTCGCCGCGCGCGCCGAGCTGCTCGAACAGCTCGACGTGCTCTGATCCCCCGCCCGCCACCACCCAAGGAGTCCTGACCATGAGCAACATCACTCTCCCTGTCGCCGTCGACACGCCCGTTCCTGCGCCGAAGATGTCGAGCCGCTACGTCCACATCAACACTCGCCAGGTCTTGAACGTCCTCGCCGAAGAAGGCTTCGAGGTCGCCGGCGTCATGAGCGTGCGCCCGCGCGCGGCCGACCCGCTGTACGCGCGGCATGCGGTCGACCTGCGCCACCCCGACATGCCCAAGCTCGGCGATGGTGTGCCGCGCATCGTCTTCAGCAACAGCCACGACGGCAGCGCGCGCGCGAGCGTCATGGCCGGCGTCTTCCGATTCGTGTGCACCAACGGCATGGTCGTCGGCAGCACCTACGCCAACGAGCGCGTCGTCCACGCCGGCGAGTCGGCCCGCACCCTCATCGACCGCATTCGCCATCTCGCCCGCAACACCGCGCCGCTGTTCAAGCAGATCGAGTCGTGGCAGCGCAAGCAGCTGACCGACGCCGCGGCGCGTGAGTACGCGCGGCTGGCGGCGACGCTGCGCTGGGGCGACCCGCATCGCTTCGAGCCGGAACAGCTGCTGGAGGTGCGCCGCGCCGACGACGAAGGCAACGACCTGTGGCGCGTCTTCAACCGCGTCCAGGAAGCCACGACGCGACTGAAGCTGCCCGGCGTGGCGCGCTCCGGCCGCGCCACGCGCAGCGCGCCGCTGAACGAGTTGAGCGCCAACCTGCGCTTCAACCAGCAGCTGTGGCAGCTGACAGAGGAATTCGCTGGCGCGTGATTCCTCTGCGCTCGGCACGTGCTTGAAAAGGTGCTTGCCGAGCGCGCCAGATTCAGGCATCATTCGTTCGTCGTCGAGTTGACGACTTGAAAGCCAGAAAGGAACCAGACATGAACGCATCGCAGATCGCCGCCGCCAAGACCTCGGAGTTGGTGGCCGCATACAACGCTGCCGCGGCGCAGCTGGGCATCGACCCGGTGTCGCGCTTCGCCGACCGCAAGACGGCCGAGCGTCGCGTGGCGAAGGTCTTGGCGCTCGTCGCCGAGCGCCAGCAGCGCGCCGCGGCCCCCAAGAAGGGCGTCGCGCCCAAGAAGGGCGCCGCCGAGTCCACGAAGGTCGCCCCCAAGAAGGACGTCGACCGCTCCGCCGCCATCTCCGCTAGCTGGGCCGACCCGGACGTGCGCGCGGCGCGCACCGCCCGCGCCAAGGTGCGGGTCGGCGGCGTCGTCTACCGCTCGGTGCGCGAAGCATTCCAGGCGCTGGGCCTGCCCGACTCGAAGCACATCCGTTTCCGCATGGACCTGAAGGCCACCGGCAAGGAGTCGTTCGGTGGACACACCTTTGTCCTCGTCGAGTGAGCGCGCCCACTATACCCCACCAGGAGCCACAATCGTGACCCAAGACATCCTCCGCACCCAAGACGCCATTCCCGACGCTTCTATGGCCCAGCTGCTGGCCACGTACACCGCTTACACCGGGAAGCACGTCAAGCGATTCGCGTCGCGCGCCATCGCCGAGCACCGGGTGAAGATGGCCATGATGGCGGCGCAGGACGCCACCGGCCACGCCGGCGTGCCCGCCAACACCCCGACGCCGCTGCCCCCGACGACTGTCGCCGAGCGAGTTCAAGCCGCAGCCGACAAGGGCCGCGAGCCGACGCTGCCGCAAGACGATGAGCCCGAAGCAGGCGTCGAGGTCGACTTCGAGGTCAACCCCTATCCCGAGGGATCGCTGGCTGCGCAGCTGTGGGATGCCGCGCGCAACGCGGCGCCCGTCCAGCCCCGCCAGCGCACCGCTGCGCCGAAGGCGCCGCGTGACCCGGCCGCGTCGCGTCGACGCTTGGGCAACGAGGTCGTTTACAAGCCTGGCGGCGTCAGCGCGCCGCAGGCCGGCTCGATGCGCGGCAAGGTCTTCGCCCGCATCAAGGCGCTCGGCCGCGCAACCATCGAACAACTCGACGCCGACCTGGGTTTCCCGACACGATCGTTCTTGCAAAAGCTCGCGGAGAAGGGGCACGTGGAGTTCACGTCGTGAAGCCAAGCCAGCCCCAACTCATCGTCGGGGCCGGCTTGGCTGGCCTTGTCGCGGCTTACGCCTGGCCTCACTTGCCGCTGCACGAAGCCGCGGCCGCGCCACGGCAAACGCACCAGGCGCTGCTGCGCTTCCGCTCGGACGCTGTGGCCAAGCTCGTCGGCGTCGAGTTCCGCCGCGTGCGCGTGCAAAAGGGCATCTGGTCTGAAGGCGCCTTCGTCGCGCCCAACATCCGGCTCGCCAATCAGTACTCGCTCAAGTGTCTGGGGCGCGTCGTCGGCGACCGCAGCATCTGGGCGATTGAGCCGGTGGACAGGTACGTCGCGCCCGAGACGCTGTACGAGCAGCTGGTGGTCGGGTGCAGCTCGCGCATACACTGGGGCACATCCACCGACTTCGAGGGCCTGCGCACCGCTTGCATCAGCACGGCGCCGCTGCCCGCGGTGCTCCAGGCGCTGCACATCGATTCGGGCGCCGAGTTTGATCACGCGCAGATCGTCGTGTCGCGGTTCCGCGCGCCCAAGACGGACGCGTACCAGACAGTGTACTTCCCCGACCACTCGACGCCAGTTTACCGCGCGAGCCTGACCGGCTCGCTGCTGATCGTAGAGGCGACCGACGAGCCGACCGCGGAAGACCTGAACATGGTGTTCCACGCGATGGGGCTGTCGCCTTATGGCCTGCATGCCATCGACGCCGAGGTGAACCACCGACAACGCTTCGGCAAGATCGTTCCGCTGCCTGCACGGCAGCGCAACGCGCTGTTGTGGCAGCTGACGTCGCAGCACGGCATCTACTCGCTCGGCCGCTACGCCACATGGCGCAACATCCTTCTCGACGACGTTGTGGAGGACATCGCGGTGATCAAGCGCCTGAGCCGCGCGCCGATTCATGAGCTCGCGATTCACGCCGGCCGAGCGTGAACGCCAGTGATCCCCGGCCGCTGGCGATCGAGCGAGAATCCAACTCGGCGCTTCCTGCGCCACTCACAGAATGGAGAACTGAATGAAGGTGACCCTCATCAACCACACGCACGACGCGGCCGAGCTGCTGCTGTTCACCAAGTCGACTCGCCTCGGGCTGAATGCCTTGACGATGGCGGAGATTCGCGCGATGACGCCGGAAGCGAAGCTGGCCGGCTTGCGGTACATGGCCGACACTATCCCAAGCAGCTGGGAGTTTGTCGACTACGTGTTCCTCGTCGAAGGCGTCAGCCGCGCGTACACCCACCAGCAGGTGCGCACGCGCGCCGGCAGCTACGCGCAGCAGACGATGCGCGTCATGGACATGTCGGACTTCGAGTACGTGTTCACGGAACGCAATCGCGCTGACCCTGGCGCGATGGAGCTGATCAACGCGCTCAACGAGCAGATCATGAACACGTACCAGGCGCTGCTGCGTCGAGGCCAGCCAGCAGAGGACGCTCGTGGCGTCTTGCCGACCAACATCGCCACCAACATCGTCTGCAAGTTCAACCTGCGCACCATGGCCGAGCTCGCTCGCAGCCGCACTGGCGGGCGCACACAGCGCGAGTACCAGCGCGTCGTCAATGCGATGCTCGACGAGGTGCTGCGTGTTCACCCATGGGCTGACGTCTTCCTGTTCCCGAAAGGGCGCGACCTGTTTGCGGAGATCGAGGCATTCGCCGAGGAAGAGTACGGCGGCGACCTGCTCAAGAAGGGCCGGCTGCTCAAGATCGTCGACAAGTTGCGCAAGGAGTTGGCATGAGCACAGGCAACAGATTCTTCGTCATCCGCCGCAACGAAAGGCACCGCATGTCCGACATGTGGGGCACGTTGCCTTGGCTGGTCGTCGACGTCGGCATGGACGTTCCCGAGCACATTCGTGCCACAGACCCTCCGCAGCAAGGAGAGATGCATGTGCTCGCCATCGCGGCTTGCCCCTCGGAATTCGCTGCTGCCGCCATCGCCACAGCACTCAATTACATTCACAGCCTACGCACCGACGTCGACGACACGCAAGGTGCGCCAACACCAATGAGGCACTGACCATGCGCGTCATCTTCGACATCGACAACTGCCTCGCCGACGACGAGTGGAGGCTGAAGTACATCGACTGGTCGTGCTCCGATCTGGAAGCCCGGTACGCGCAGTACCATGCGAAGAGCTACGCCGACAAGCCGGCGAACCTCGACAAGCTCGCCAGGCATGTGGCGCGGGGACATCGCTTGACGTTCTTCACTTCGCGCCCCGTCAGCATCGAGACGCAAACGCGCGGGTGGATCGAGCACGCGCTGGGCATCGAGGCGCCCATGTACGACCTGTTCATGCGCAATTCGGGCGACCATCGCCACGGTGTCGACGTGAAGCAAGAGATGCTGCGCCACCTCGCGAACCCGAACCATGGTTATGTGTTCTCGAATGTGCCGCGTGACATCGTCTGTGCCTACGACGACCGGGAAGACATTGTGCGCATGTACGCGAGCCACGGCATCATGGCGCGGCGCCTTGCGATCCACGAGCGATGCGCGCTCACGCCTCCGCCCGCGCCGGCGCCCGAGCCACGCGGCGCCGCGGCCGTCCTCGCCGACATGGCGAAGACGTTCGCCGAGCGCAATGCAGTCTACAAGGACAATTACAAGACCTGCGCCAAGGTGCTCGACGCGCTGTACCCCGAGGGCCTGACGGCCAAGGGCGCCGACCAGCATGAGGTGCTGCACCTGTGGTCGCTGCTTCTCGTCAAGGTCACACGATTCGTACACTCAGGCCACACTCACACCGACTCGCTGCATGACATCGCGGTCTACGCCGCGATGATCGAGTCGATCCTCAAGGAGCAGCACTCATGAGCACAATCATCGTCACCGGCGCTGGCGCCGGGCTGGGCGCGGCAATCGTACGAAGGCTGCGCGAGACGCCGGGGCACGCTGTCATCCCATTCGACCGCAAGCTCGGGCACGACGTGCGCGACCCGCAAGCCACATTTGGCTCGCCGCCGCGCCAGCTCGACGTCCTCGTGAACTGCGCCGGCGTCAACATCACAAGCTGGCTGGAGAACATGACCGACGAGATCTGGGATGAGGTCATGGGCGTGAACGCGAAGGGCCTGTACAAGATGGCCCAGTGGGCGCTGCCGCGGCTCGCTGCCAACAAGGGCACCATCCTCAACATCGTCAGCAACGCTGCGCACATGCCGATGACAACGAGTCTCGCGTACAACGCCAGCAAGGGCGCGGCGCATATCATGACGCTCCAGCTCGCCCATGAGCTCGGCCCGCGGCACGGCATCACCGTCTTCGGCATCAGCCCCAACAAGCTCGCCGGCACCGAGATGAGCCGCGACATCGAGCGCCAAGTCGTCGAGCAGCGCGGCTGGACGCCAGAGTTTGCCCGCCAGTACCAACTCAAGGCGCTGCCCGCCGGCGAAGAGACCGACCCCGAGCAGCTCGCCGCCTTCGTCGCCTTCTTGCTGGAAGACAAGGCGCGGCACAAGTTTCTTCACAAGACTGTCCTGCCATACGGAGCCTGACCATGACAAGACGATTCTTCATTGAGCAAGTCGCTTTGTGCCCCAAAGACCCGAAGGCTGCGATCGAGCTGCTCAAGGCGCTTGGGCTGGAGGCGTGGGCGCACGACACTGTTGTTGCAGCAGGCAAGGTCTACGGCGAGGAGCGCACGAACGTCGCCGCGCTGGCCTTCAACTACCAGGCTTCGCGTGGACTTGGCGACAACTTCCTGGGCGACAGCTTCCTGGACAGCGACGCGCGCCCCATCGAGCTGGAGGTGCTCCACTACCGTGCCGGCAACAACTGGATGGAAGAGCGCCCGCCGAGCGTCAGCCACATCGGCATGCACTGCACAGAAAGTGAACTCGAAGAGTGGCGGCGCTTGTTGCGGTCGATGGGCTACTGCGTGGCGCAGGAGGTCTTCACCGAAAGCCACACCAACCCAGTCATCGCCGGCAAGAGGCTGTACCACTACGTCATCTTCGACACGCGAGACGTCTTGGGTGTGGACCTGAAGTTCATCGTGCGCAGGGAGGTCGGCTGATGAGCGCGTTGATGATCGTTTACGACACCGAAACGACCGGGCTGACCTTGCACCCGGACGCCGACATTCGCAAGCAGCCGCGCATCATTGAATTCGGCGCCGTGCTGCTGCGGCTCGACGACGGCAGCATCGAGGAGGAAGTCGAGATCATGGTCGACCCTCGCGAAAGTCTGTCCGAAGAGATCACCAAGATCACCGGCATCACTGACGCAGACCTCGTTGGCGCGCCGAGCTTCGAGGAGGTGTTGCCGCAACTGCGCCGGCTGTTCGGCTCGGCCGCGGCCGTGGCGGCGCACAACTTGCCCTTCGACAAGGCGATGATCCTGGCTGAACTCGCGCGAGCGGGCGTGACGGACTTCCCCTGGCCGGCGCGCGAGCTTTGCACCGTGGCAACGTACAAGGAGTCCTGGGGTCGCAACCCGAAGCTCATCGAGCTGTACGCCGCTATACTGGGCAAGCCGCTGGCGCAGACGCACCGCGCGCTCGACGACGTGAAGGCGCTCGTCGAGATCATCCGCGCCGAGCGGCTGTGGGAGCTTGTGCTGTGAGTCGCTGGCCGACGGCGCAGGCGATCGCCTCCATCAAGGAAGTCGCCGTGCAGGACTTGGCGACGCTGCGCGCATTCGTGGACGCGGCGCTGCCCCACCTCGACCCGCAGTACGCGGCGACGCTGGACGAGGCGATGACGAGCGTGGAGACGTTCGCGGCCGTCGCGCTGCGCGTCTTCGCCAAGGCCAACCACTCGAAGATCAAGGACGCCATGATGCTCGTCGAGATTCAGGCGCGCATGGATGGGAAGAAGGTGTTTGAATGAGCACGACGCTTCCTCAGTTGCGCGTGCGCACCGAGTTCAGCTTCCGCGACGCCTTCGGGCCGGTGCCGCGCGTCGCCGCCGCGCTGGCCGAGCTGGGGTGTCCGGCCGCAGGCATCGTCGATCCCGGCACCTGGGGCCACGTGCGATGGGCCAGGGAGCTGGGTAGATGTGGCGTAGCGCCATTATTTGGGACGGAGCTTACCGTCGCCCAGCCCGATGGTCGCGCGCCCAAGGCATGGGTTTTGGCCCAAGACATCAGCGCCTTCTACCGCTTCAGCACGGCGACGAGGAAGAAGGGCGCCGACTTGCCGGCGCTGCTGCGCGAGTCGCGCGGCATCATACGCTTCGCCGGCGCGGCGCTGACCGACCCAGAAACGTTCGACTACATCGACCTGAACCCGGCTTCGGCGCTCCAGCAGCGCGCCGCGCTGCGGCTGCATGAGCGCACCGGCCGGCCGCTGGTCGTCACCAGTGACAACTGGTACCCGCGCCCGCGCGATCGCTCCGCGTTCATCGCCATGGGCGGGCGCGAGAACGTCACACCGCAGCACATCCTCTCCATCGACGAGTTGCGCGCGGCGCTGCGGTGCCTGACTCCGGCGCAATTCGACGCGGCTGTGGCCAACGCGCACGAAGTTGCCGCGCGCTGCGCCACCGCGCTGCCCAAGGCGCCCATCATCCACGTCGAAGGTGACTTGCGCGCGCTCGCCGAAGCAGGCAAGCAGCGGCGCCTCGCGCTCGGGCACTTGACTGCGTGGCCGCAAGAGTACGAGGCGCGACTGCAGCGCGAGCTGGAGGTCGTCGAGGCGAAGGGATTCGAGAGCTACTTCCTGGTCGTGGCCGATATGATCATGTGGGCGAAGCAGCGCATGCTCGTTGGCCCTGGCCGCGGCTCGTCGGCCGGCTCGCTGCTTTGCTACTGCATCGGCATCACCGAGGTCGACCCGATCCCGCACGGACTCTTGTTCGAACGATTCATCGACCTGACACGCAAGGACTTGCCCGACATCGACGTCGACTTCAACGACACGAAGCGCGAGCAGGTCTTCGACTACCTGATCCAGCGCTACGGCCGCGAGAACGTCGCGCGCATCGGCAGCATCAACACACTCAAGCCGCGCAGCGTGCTCGCCGGCGTGTGCAAGCGATTCGGCATCTCGGACGCCGAGCGGTTCAACTTGCTCAATGTGCTGATTGAGTACTCGTCGGGCGACTCGCGCTACGGCAAGGGCCTCGAAGACACACTCAGCAACACAGACGTCGGCAAGGCATTCATGGCGCGCCACCCCAAGGCTGCGGTCATGGGCGAGATCGAGAATCACGCCAGCCACACAGGCGTGCATGCCGCGGGCGTGATTGTCTCGAACGTGCGCCTGGATGACTACTGCACTGTGCAAGAAGACGGCGTGGCGCAGATCGACAAGCCGGATGCCGAAGAGCTGAACCTGCTCAAGATCGACGCGCTTGGGCTACGCACGCTGGGCGTGCTGGAGGATGCCGGCGTCGCCACCAACGACGAGCTGTACGCGCTGAGACTCGACGACCCAGAGGTGCTGCGCGTCTTCAATGAAAGGCGCTACGGCGCCATCTTCCAGTTTGAAGGGCAGGCCCAGCGCGCCATCAGCCGAGAAGTCTTCGTCGATTCGTTCCGAACCATCGACCACCTCACCGCGCTGGCCAGGCCTGGGCCGTTGGGCGGCGGCGCCACAGACAAGTACATTGCGCGCAAGGCTGGGCGCGAAGAGGTCAAGACGACGCACCCACGTCTCACAGAGATGCTGGCCGACACCTACGGGGTCGTCTTGTACCAAGAGCAGGTCATGCGCATCGTTCGCGAGATCGGCAAGTTCTCGTGGGAAGACACCACCGTCATCCGCAAGGCTATGTCCGGGCGCAAGGGCAAGGAATTCTTCGACCGCAAGGGCGAGCAGTTCATCGAGGGCGCCGCGCATGACGGCATCTCGCCAGACGATGCGCGCGCGATCTGGAATGAGATCTGCTCGTTCGGCGCTTGGGGCATGAACAAGAGCCACACGTGCGCATACTCGGTGATCAGCTACTGGTGCGCTTGGATGAAGCGTTACCACCCGCTGGAGTATGCTGCTGCGTGCTTGCGCGGCGCCAAGGACGATGACCAGGTGATGGAGGTGTTGCGGGAAGCTGTGGCCGACGGCGTGAAGTACGTCGCCTTCGACGTCGACCGCAGCGACGTTACTTGGCGCGTCATCGACGGCGAGCTTGTCGGCGGCTTCATGAACCTTGTCGGCATCGGGCCGGCGAAAGCCGCGGCAGCAGTCGAGTTGCGGCGACTTGGCAAGCTCGATCGAGAGAAGTTTTTGAAGCTCGACGTCAAGTTTGCCGACTTGTACCCTCTGAGCAACAAGTACGCCGACTTGTACGCCGACCCCGAGGCGCATGGCTGTCGGCCTGGCTCGAAGCTGCTGAAGGCCGACGAGCTGCCGCCGTCGGGCAATGTGTTGTACCTCGGCAAGCTCGTTGGCAAAAAGCTCAGAGACGCAAACGAGGCGCTGCTGGTGACGCGGCGCGGAGGGCGAAAGATTCATGGCAACACGCTGTTCGCAGACCTCGTGTTGAAGGACGATGGCGGCGTGCCGATGATCTGCCGCATCGATCGGTTCGACTACAACCCGACGGGCCGGCTGGCCATCGAAAATCTTGTCGTCGACAAGGATGTGCTGTTGGTGCGCGGTCGCCGTGTGCCGAATTTTCAGATGATCAAGGTTGAGCGGATCAAGTGCTTGACGAACCCGGAGGCGTTGCATGAGACTTCCTGAACAAAGGCTGTGGGATCGAATGCGCAAGGCATTGCGCAACAACGGCATCTTGCTTCAACGCATCGAGAACGTCGTGGGCACAGGCAGGCCCGACGTCGACGCGCTCGCTGCCGGCGTGTTCACGCCGATCGAGCTCAAGGCGGTGGACGGGTGGCCGAAGCGCAAGACGACACCTGTCCTCGGCCAAAGCAAAGGACTCAGCCGCGCGCAGCGCAACTGGCACATCGAGTGGCAGCTTCATGGCGGCAGATCACTCATCGTCGTTTCCGTCGGCACCGAGCCGTTCGCGCTGCTCGGCCGGCACGCGGACCTACTCAATCACTACACAGAGCCGAACATTCGGCACTACGCTTCCGCGCGCGACTGGTCAGGGATCGCAGCGTTGTTGAGAGGGTACTAATGAAGACGAAAGGCATGGCGCACCAGCTTCAGGCGCTGCGGCGCATGTGCGACCGCGAGGCATTTGCCTTGTTCATGGAGCAAGGCACAGGCAAGACGTGGACGATCCTGGCAGACGCCGAGCGCCAGTACGCCGCCAACAACATCGACGCGCTGCTCGTCATCGCGCCGAAAGGCGTGCACACCAACTGGATTCGCCGCGAGATTCCAACACACATGGCTGCGCCGATCATTGCGCGCGCCTGGCACTCCGGCATGGGCAAGCGCGAGCGCGCGAAGGTGGAAGAACTTCTGGCGCCGCGTGACGTCGGCAAGGTTGTGCCGCTGCGCATCTTGGCGATGTCGTTCGATGCTGTTTGCACGAAAGACGGATTCGACTTCGCCACCAAGTTCTTGCGCTGCACCAAGGCCATGCTCGCGCTCGACGAATCTAGCCGCATCAAGAACCCGGACGCGAAGCGAACCAAGGAGATCATGCGGCTGCGACCGCTCGCCAAGCTCGCGCGCATCGCCAGCGGCACCCCCATCACCAACTCGCCACTGGACATCTTTTCGCAGATGGAGTTCCTGGAGTCAGGTCTGCTCGGCACAACAAGCTACAGGGCATTCGTCGCGGAGTACGCCGAGCTCATGGACAAGAACCACCCGATGGTCAGGAGTCTGATTCAGCGCAACCCGAAGGTCGCGCACGCGCAGATGGTGGCGCGCAACCCGGACGGCAGCAAGCGTTGGCGCAATCTCGACAAGCTGCAGCGCCTCATCGAGCCGCACTCATTCCGTGTGCTCAAGCGCGACTGCCTCGACCTGCCAGAGAAGGTGTACAAGCAGGTCTACTTTGAGCTCGAACCGGCGCAGCGCCGCGCGTACGACCTCATGAAAGAAGAGGCGCGCATCGCGCTCGGCGATGGAACCGTGGAGCCGGTGCAGGCGCTGGCGGCGCTCGTCAAGCTCCAACAGATCACATCCGGCTTCGTGATGCGCCCCGACCAGAAGGGAACGATGTACGTGTCGGCGCACAACCCTCGACTCGCGGCGCTGCTGGAAGCCGTCGAGGACATCGACGGCAAGTTCATCGTGTGGGCGAAGTTCCACGAAGAGCTGGATGCTGTGGCCGCGGCGCTGCGCAAGACCGGGCGCAACGTAGTCGAGTATCACGGCCGCGTCGCCGGTGAGGACCGCGAGCGAGCCGTGGACAGCTTTCAAAATGGCATGGCAGACGTCTTCGTTGGGCACGCCGCATCGGGCGGACTCGGGCTCACGCTGACCGCGGCCGAGCACGCGATCTACTACTCCAACGACTTCAACCTCGAACACCGGCTTCAAAGCGAAGACCGCAACCACCGCATCGGCACCAAGCGTTCCGTCTTGTACATCGACATCGTTGCCGAAGACACGATCGACGAGCCGATCGCGCGCGCGCTGCAAACCAAGGCTGCGCTGGCGGCGACGATCCTTGGCGATGCGCCGACGACCTCGACGATGACGAGCGAAGCCGCGGCAGCGGTGCGCATGCTGTTAGAGAAGTGATGCCTGCGCGGCGAGAAGAGCGCGATAATTCGCACTGGGCATCGTCCCAGAACTGGAGAAAGTGAATGAGCAAGGTCTTCATACCACAGGTACGCAGTCGTTTCGACGCCGCGACCAAGCTGTGGATCCCCACAGTCAATCTCCGTCCAGCGGAGAAGTTTGGCGAGCTTGTCACGCTGCTGCCCCCGAATGCCAACCAGCTACACCTCGCGCCGCTGGTGACCGTCATGCGCGAGCGCATGGGCGACGTCACCGACGAGGATTACATCCTCGCGCTCGGCGACCCGTCGCTCATCGGCGCGGCTAGCGCGATCATGGTGCGCAAGACGGGGAAGTTGCGCATGCTCAAGTGGGACCGCGAGACGCAGGACTATCTCAGCGTGGAGGTGGCGGTATGAGCGACAACAAGATCGCCCGGATCACGCTGCTGGCCGAAACGATGGTTCATGCCGCCGCGCACGTCGAGTCGCTGAAAGCGCAACTCGACGCCGCGAAGGCGTACCACCGGCGCATCGAGCAGGAAGACCTGCCTGAGCTCATGCGAGAGATCGGGCTGGCCGAGTTCACGATGACGGATGGCACGAAGATTCAAGTGACCGATGACGTCGAGTGCGGCATCTCGGAGGAGCGCCGCGCCGCAGCGCATGAATGGCTGGCGCGCAACGGCTTCGGCGGCTTGATTAAGACCGAGGTCGTCGTGGCGTTCCCTCGTGACGCGCACGAAGAGGCGCAGCGCGTGGCCGACGACTTGGCGCAAGAACTCGAAGGCATCGCGACGCCGCAGGTGCAGGAGCGGGTGCATCCCGCCACGCTCAAGGCATTCATCAAGGAGCAGCTCGCCGCTGGCAAGCCGGTGCCGTTCGACCTGTTCGGAGTTCACCCCTTCTCGAAAGCCAAGCTCGTTTCCTCGTCGAGGAAGCAGCGCGGCTGATCAGACCCTGGCGCCGCGGCGCTGCCAGCCACAAACGCGCTGCCGCATTCACATCGAGCAAACCATGAGCAAGTCCACCAAACAGCTTCCCGCCACGACGACCTCGACCGAGGTCGCCGCGCCAATCGACAACATGTTCGCAGCCGACGCTGGCGCTGGCATGGAGGGCGCGACGCAAGACTCTTTCGCCATCCCATTCATCACCGTGTTGCAAAAAGGCTCGCCTCAAGTCGACGACGCCAGCGGCGCAGCGATCCCGGGCGCGAAGGCCGGCATGTTCTTCGACACCGTGAACGGCCGGCTGTTCGACGGCAAGAAGGGCATCACGATCGTGCCGTGCTACTACCGGCGCGTCTTCCTGCGGTGGGCGCCGAAAGGCCAGGATGGCGCCGGCTTCAAGGGCGAGCTGTCTGTCGATCAGGTGACGCAGTTGCGCGCCAGCGGCAAGATCGTCGAGCTTGACGGCAAGCTGTACGTGCCGCTGCCCGACGGCACCATCAACGAAAAGCGTTGCGACCGCATCGCCGACACGCGCAACCACTACGTCTTGCTGCTCGACGAAGAAACTGGCGGCTGGACAGAGGCGTTGATGTCGTTGACCAGCACGCAGATCAAGAAGTCGAAGCTGCTGATGACCTCGCTCGCCAGCATCAAGGTGAACGGCCAAAACGGACTCTTCACGCCGCCGACATTCGCTTCGCGTGTGCGGGTGACCACAACCCCCGAAAGCAACGACAAGGGCGCGTGGTGGGGAGTCAAGTTTGAGGTCATCGGCCGCGTCGAGCAGTCGCACATCTACGCCGCCGCCAAGGCGTTCCATCACTCGATCGCCAAGGGCGCCATCGACGTCAAGTACGAGGATCACGACATCGGCGCGCAGCATGCGGAGTCAGACGGCTTCTGATCGTCGCGCGCACGAGGCAAGCGCAAAGACCTTGCCCGCAAAACGGTCTTTGCAAGAGGCGCTTGCCTTGCGCGCCAGATTCGAGCACAATTCGTCCATCGGTCAAAGACGGCCGATGCAGAACTCAGAATGTCCGCAACTCCCTCGGAGGCTCTCATGAGCGTCTCTTCCCTCGTCGCCCAGCGCGACTTCTCCCCCAAGACCCTTCGGGCGCTGCGCGCCAAGGGCATCGAGCTCATCGGCGTGCAGGCGCTGCCCGGCGCCGGCGAGCTGCCATGGGCCGACGCTGCCCGCGGCTACGTCGTCGACGACGACGGATGCGCGAAGGTGTGGACCTTCGCGCAGGTGCTGGAGGCGGCACGATGATGCCCGCCAGCATCGCCAAGGAAGCCGCGCGCCGAGTCGGCCGCGTCGGCCGCGAGGTCGACTCGCGAGGGCGGCACGTCGCCTACTGGTACTCGCCGCCCGAGGCGCCACAGTGGCGCATCTTCCGTCAGACGGCCGCTGGGCTGCTGCGCGTCTTGCGCCAAGCGCCTCTGCGAGACGATCATGGCCTGCGACTGGTCGAATCCGGGCGCTGACCCGTACACAGGCGGAGTCGCAGCGGCTGTCGCGCGCTACGGCTTCCCGGACGCGGCGCAGCAGGAGATCGTTCGCAAGTGGCGGCGCATCGAGATGGACGGTGTTGTCGTCATCACGAAGGACGGGGCGCAGCCACTGTCGCGGCGCTTCGTGGCGTCCGACTTGCGCGACATGCACTACGGCCGCGACAAGCTCTGCGTCGGCGAGGTCAAGCGCGACGGGTGGCCCGACGGCCACGTCGAGCTGGCGAGCGTGTACTGCGCCGGCCAGCACTGCATCGCGATCCCGACCGTGTGCCGCAACGTCTCTCGCATTGCATGGGCGCCGGCGCCGTTGCCCGAGGCGCCATTCAGGGTCTGGGATGGCGAGCCGCCGAAGGCCATGCCGTTCCCCACCCCAGACGGGCCGACGCGGCCGATCCCTGCACCGAGCACGCTCGCCCTCGTCTTGATCGCGGCGCTGGCGCTGCGGAAGGCATCGCGGCGCCCACAGGATGGCCATCGTGGCCATGTTTGCGCCGGCCTGCTAGGGTCGGCTGTTCCTTCATCCCCGAGGTCACAGAAGGAGAATCTGACCATGAAGAAGTCTGCGCACAATTGTTTCTCGACGTTCCCCCGCGCCAGCCGCGACAACCCGCTGCGCTCGCCAGGCTCGGTTTCCGGGCCGCACACGACCGCGACGCGCTCGATGCTGCGTCGCGCAGCGGAGGCGGCTTACTGGGCCGTGGCGCTCGTTTGCCTTGTGTCGATGTTCGCTGCCCCCGAGCTGTGGAGCGGGTGGGCGCCATGAGCCGCGACAAGCTCGCTGATGTGCTGCTGGCCATCGCCCTCGGGGTGGCGATGGCTTGCGTTCTGTTCTTCAACTTGTGAAGATCGGCCCGGCCGTGGAACAGAAGATCTGTACCCGTTGCGGCCGGGTCGGCCATCGCGCCAGCACGTGTCGCATTCCGATCCCGCGCGCAGCGCCGGCCAAGCTGCCTGAGCCAGAGGTGACAGAAGTCTCGTGGGAAGAGTACGAGCGCGCCGTCGAGGCGCTCACTCGCCCCTCGTTGCCCGCCGCATGAGCTCTTCGGTCTTGCGTTGCGACCCGTCGGAGCTGCCCATCCAGAAGTCGCGCACGCCATTCCATCCCGCGATCACCATGAGCGTGATCACGGCGCCGCGCAGCTCCGGCGTCAGCGACTCCCACGTTTCGATGACGAACCATCCGGCGAAGCTCACGAAGACGATCGAGAGGATGTGGATGAACTTCAGCCGCAACCAAGGCGTCGACAGCATCCAGTCTTCGCCGGACGAGAAACGGCGCGCAGCAGCGACGCTCGCCTCGTCCATGCGGTGCATGCGCTCGGCCAGCGTGAGGATCGCATCCATGCTCTCGGCCGTCAGCGCCTCGGCGCGCCGCGCCAACTCAGGGTCTTTGCGCAGCTCACCGACGGCGCTGACAGGATCGTCGAGGCCGGTGACGACCTTGGCCGCGTGAATCACCTTGTCGGCGATCTGCTCCGCGACCTCGGGCCGATCGGTATGCCGGTTCATCTCGCGGGTGATCTTCTCACGGAAGATCGGCGAGAACAGATCGATGGCCGCGCCGGCCAGAACACCGAGCAGTGGTGCCATTTTGGACTCCTTGGGCGGAAGTTGCGGCGCAGGCGTGGCCAGCGATGGGCCAGGCTGGCCAGCGGCTGGGTTTTCCTGGGCCGGTTGGGGCGAGGGTAGCGTCGCGGTCGCCGATTGGCCAGCGGATGGCGCGCCGGCGATCGTGCCGCCAAACTGCTGATACATCCGCAGGCACTCGTCCAGCTTCTTGGTCGGCTGGCCGTATGGACTTCCAGGCAGGCTCGCCCACTCGTTGCGGCACTTGACGAACACGTCGCCGATGCGCCCTTCGAGCAGGTCTTGCAGCGCGCCGCGCCGACGCACCAGGAAGACCGCTGCCATGTCCTGGCTGCGTGGGCCGAAGTCGGGCAGCGCGAGCGCCGCGCGGCACTCGTCCCACGTACGAGCGAGAAACTGGTACGCACCGGCCGCAGAGCTGGAGATGGGCTTGCCGCCGAGCGTGAAGGTATGAACCTTGCGTGGATGATCGCTGAAGTCGTCAAACTTGCCGCCGCCGAAGAAGGTGCGGTAGGCGTCTTCCTTCTGGCCTGTGCCCTCAGTCCACCTGAGCACGCGCAGGAATGCCTGGACGTTCGCCGACGTCAGCGCCTGCTCAATCTGCGCGCGAAGACTCATGGCTGGCCCCTCGTCTCAAGTCACTTGCTGCCGTTCTTGCGCTCCATCGTGCGCAGCCGCGCCTCATGGTCGAGCAGCGCGCGGTTCTGGTCCTCAAAGCGCCGGTCGACGTCCGACTTCAGGGCGTATTCCTTCATCTCGGTGCGCAACTGAACAAGCAAGTCGCGCATGCCGGCATTTTGCGCTGAGAGAGTCGCGGCCCACCACACCCCGCCAACGATCTGCACGGCCAGCACAACACCGACGCCGATCCATGCCCTGACCTCGGCCGCGATCGGCGGCCGGTACTCGGCCCTGCGCTCAACTCCATTGTATCGTTCCATGTCAAGATCCATCCGCCACAAGTTGAGCGTAGTCGATGCCGTTGCCGGCGTTGTAGAGGTAATTGAACTCGTCGTCGGTCAGCGCCTTGTCCACAAAGAAGCACTCGTCGGCCAAGGTCACGGCGGAGCGATTGCTGCTGAAGAAGTTGGTGTCGTTGCGCAGCCCCTCGCTGATGGTGAAGTTGGAATCGTTCGCTGTGGTGTAGAGCGGGTTCGGGAATGAGGCGGTGCCCTTGACCATGTTACCGCTGTTGTGGCTCGGGCGGCGGAAACGGAACTCGATCTGGTTGCTGGTGCGATTGAACGTGAACACCATCAGCTGATACTCGGTGTTGGAGTGGATACCGCCAAGGTTCACGGCCACGCGCCCGCCCGTCGTGCCGTCGGTGCTTGCGGCAGCGCGAATCGTCGTGTCACTCTCGACGTAGATGTACGCCTGGATCCTGGTCGTGACGTTGTCGCCGACGCGCCCCATGACGAACGCAGCGGTGGCGCCGGTAGCGAGGGTGCAGCGAAACCACCCGCCGAAGCTGAAGTCGCTGTTGGGCATGTCCAGCGCAGTGTTCGAGCGCGGGATGTAGGCGCAACGGTTGTCAACCTGAGCGCAGTTGAAGGCGCGATCCTTCTTCGCGGTTGTGCTGCTGACAGTAGAGGTCGCGATCAAGCTCGCGCCTGTGCGGACAGACAGGTCGTGTCCGTTGTGAACGTCGGCGTAGGTTGACCCGGAGTCGTTCTCGTCCATCGGCCACCAAGCGCGCAGCGCGGCGAGAATGGACGCCGCCTCGGGCACCGCTGGCGGCGAGCCCCCGCCGCCGCCATCGCCGCCCAGTAGCAGCCCTCGATGACCAAGAATGCCGTTCACGAGAAGTCCTTCGCCAGCGTCGCGTGCCAGGCAGCGCCATTGTTGAACGTCGTGATGGCCAGCACGTCGATTGCGCCGCTGGCCGTGCTGACAGCGCCGGCCGTGCCGTCCGCCCACTTGAACGAAGACGGCCACGCAACGGTCCGCGCCGTCGTGTCCTGCGTGATGCGGATCATCTTGGTCGCGCCCTTGCCGCTGCCCGGGAGATTGGAGAACGTGATGCTGGTGACGTTGGCATTGAGCGCGAGCGTGAAGTAGTCCCCGAGCGCACAGTCGATGTTGACGGCGCCGGAGCTGATCGTCAGCGCCGTGACGTTGTCGTCCACTGACACTGGCAGCGGTGCAGTCCCATGAACCCCGTTCGGGCCGGCGCGGTGGTCTTCAACGGCAGTGACGACGCCGCTCGCTGTCGTGATCTTGTAGACCCTCGCGTAGTCGGTCGTGTTGTCCCAGTTGGTCGTCGACGTGCTGGAAGAGAGCACACCTGTACTGCGCGCGACAACGAGGTGATTCGTCGCGTTGTTTGCGAGCGTGACGGTGCCATCCGACACCGCGAACCCGCCCCATCGCCCGCCATAGAAGGCCCAGGTCAACCCGGTCGTTGCGGGGTGGCGCTTGCCGTAGACCTGCTGGTGTTCCAGTGTCTCGAAGTTCTCGTTGATCGGAACCTCGGGCGAAGCTTGTGAAGAGGAAAGCTGTTGCATCGGACGTCCTTGAGGCCAGGGCGATCTTCAACTCACACGACGGCAGCAGTCGCCGTGGCGGCGAGCACGTAGCCGCGACCGACATCGGCGGACACTTGGTAGACCCGAACGGCCACGGACTCCTGCACAGAGCCGAAGTCAGCTTGCTGCTGCGCAGCAGTGTACGTGACTGTCGGTGTGGCGCTCATGAGTGTGCGCTTCACTGTGTTGCCGTCCATGATGTCGACCTCGTAAGATTCCGAATTCTCGCCGAGCGGCACGTTGATGCCTGCCGCGCCGGTGAATCGGGTCGCCAGCCGCGTGCGACGCTTCCACGTCAAGACGAGCCCATTGTCGCCGGCGCGGGTGGCGCGCAGGTCCACTGGGGCGAATGGCTTGCGCGCAACGCCAGTATTCGTGAACGCTTGCCGAGCGATAGCATCCAAGTTGGAGTCGAACGTAACTGCCTTGAAGTCAAACTCGACACCGAGCTGCGCTTGGGAATTCACGATCCTGCGCATGCCGGGGAAGTCGAGCAGCACAACACGCTCGTCGGCCGTGTGCCCCGAGATGGCCCACTCAGTGCCCCTGCGGCCGCGCAGAAGGCCGCGCAGCGTGTACGCGCCAGGTTCGCCGCCCGGAGTCGCCTGCCTGTAGTAGATGATCTCCGCGCCGACGAGCAGCGGTCGTGCCGCGCCGGCCAACACGTCGTCTCGCGTCCAGCTTTCAAGCTCACCGACGCCGGTGACGGACAACACATTCACTTCGTCGAACACTGTGCCGCCCGCAAACGCACCAAGCGCGTTCACCGTCTGTCCGAGGTAGGTCTGATCTTCGAGCGAGGCGATGGACTCGTAGAACTGGTCATTCTGGCCACGGAACACCTCCGCTCCGGGCCACGCTCCGGTGTTGTCGGTCTTCGCGACGGCGATGTAGTGGATCAGGCCATCGTCGACGTCGCGCAGCAGCGGGATGTCCATGAGCTCAAGTCGCGTGCCGACCTTCGCAACAATCGCGCTGCTTTCGATGTAGTTCTCGTCGGTGGCGGACACACCCGTCATCGCAGACTGGTCGTCAAGCGCCGCATCGATCTTGCGCACCAGTGCCGAATCAGAGATGCGCAAGGCCCGCAGCCTGAAGGTCGCGCCATCGTCATCGGTGACGGTGATCGCGTCGCACGGTTCAAGCCGCGCGAATGATCGATCCAGCGACAGGCCCTGCACGTTCAATGTGCTGTTTTGAATGTCGTTGGCACGAATCTCGGCAATGCGCCGTGCCTCCGTCGGCGTCAGCACAAGCGACAGCTCCGTCGTTTCAACGGTCGTGAGCTGCGTCGTCAGCCGGTCGGACGATTCTGTGCCATCTTGATAGTCATTCAGCACGTTGGAGTACTTGATGACGATCTGCGACGGCAGCTCAATCTCGTTGGGGCGCGACAACGGAAGCGGCTCGACGCGCTCGCCGTCGGTGGCGCCCAAGTCGTCGTAAGCGATCGTTGTGACAGAAGACTGCGCCCTGGGCCTGAAGTTGATCTTGCCGCCACTCTCGAAGGCGTCAAACTGGTACGCCAGCCCGAGCATCTCGATGGCCGAGCGCGGTGGTCCGATCTGCGACAAGGCGAAGCCGCGCAGCGTGCCGGTGAGCGCCGAGACGTCGTATTCGGACGCTTGCAGCGTGCCTCGCTGGCACTGCCGCGCGACAGCATCGGCCAGCGGCACAGCCGTCGGGGTCGCGCGCGCGACGTTGCCGAAACGAATGTTGGCGAACGTGGAAGCAGACGCCACAGTGTTGCTTCCGTTCTGATCCACGTAGAACCGGATGCCGTTCACAGTGATTGGGCTCGCGGTGCGCGTGCCGGACAACACAAGGGCGCCCGAGGCCACTTTCCTGATCTCCCAGGTCGTGGCATTCGCTCCAGACGCGAAGCGAATCTTCATGTGATACCACACGCCGATCGGCAGCGCAGATGTGCCCAGCGCGGCCGTGCTGCCAAGGGTCATGACAGGTCTTTGCTGCGAGTCGAAATTGACCTCGCGCCTCGGGTTGAACGAGAACTGCACGACAGGCGAAGCGAACCCGCCAGAGATCAAGCTGAAAATGCCAGCGTCGTCGTTCTCCGCGCTGCCGATGTAAAAGTCGAAGTCAAGCTCAGTGACGAGGATCGATGCGCTGAGTTCCTTGATGAGCGTGTCAGCAGAAGTCGTCTTCTGAATGCCGAAGCACGCGAAGCCCTTGCCCCCAATGGAAATTGACGCGATCCCGACGCGACTGTAGTCGCCAGTCTTCAAGGCATAGCCAGCGCCGGCCACTGTGGAGAACTGGTCGAAATCCTCTTCGTGAATCGTCGTGCCGCCAGACGTGCCCTCAGAGAAGACCTCGAACGTGAGCACTGGGATCTGTCCGCTGTTGCCGAGGTTCAGCCCTTCGATGAAGACGCTGCCGCGCCCACGATACGCCGGCGCGTTGCCCGAGCCGACCGCCGCCTCATATGTCGGGTCAGGCAGCTGGTCGGGCGCGCCTGAATAGAAGGTGATGCGCTTCCACGCATCCGTCTTGGTGGACGCTTCGATTGTGTTCGCAGAAGCATCGTCGGCGATCGAGTAGATCAGTTTCCCGTTGGCCCAGACCTTGCGCAGGCCAGCGAGCCGGTTTTCACTCAGAAGGATGAGGACGTCAATGTCGTACGTGTAGGTCGTCGTCTTGACCGACGGGCCACCTTTGCCGCCTTGCCGGCGAGTGGTCTTCGTCTCATGCTTCTCGCTGTTCCACGCCCACAGGCCGGCCGTGCGCACCGTTCCCTCGATGTACGGCAAGACACTTCCATACGAGCTTTGCGGCGCCTTCAGGTCGGAGAGTCTTGGGCCTTGAACCTTCTGCGTTGTGAGCGACGCGCCCGCAGCAGACCCGAGCGCAAAGCCGATCTGCGCGCCTGTAGGTCCACCAACGAAGAACCCAACGGTGGCGCCGACCGCGCCCAAGACAAGCTGGGCCATTCAGGCCACCCCTCTGAATCGATACGTCTTCACGATTCGGCCGCGCCACGTGGCGTCAAGCCGATGCTCGACGACCTTGCCAGATCGCTCCAGCGCATGGAGCGCGGCCACCCCTCCATGACGATACGGCACAAGCAGCGCGACGTGTTGCGGCTCTTCAGAGAACCGCATGACAGCGATGTGCGCCTGCGAGAACGGCGCGACGTCGAGGTGCTTGTCGCACTCGGCCAGCATTGTCCCATCCGGGGCGCGCCGGTAGCCATTGACGTCAAAGTCCGGCGCAAACATCCCGAGGTCGCGGCCCAGACAGATGACGAGGCCAGCGCAGTCGACGCCATTGCGATCGCGCCCCTGGTGCCGGAAAGGCACGCCGAGCCAGGTGCGCGCGTGAGCGACGATGCTATCGTAGTTCATGGCGGAGCAGTGAGCGAGTCGGTGCCGACGAGATGCGGCTCGCCGCCGAAGTTGAGCACATTGTTGAACTTGTCGCGGCAGTCTTCGAGTCGCTTCTGACACCCGGCGACAGCGGTGAACTGATCGCCGACCGCGATTGTGAAAGGAAACGGGGCGACAAGCCCAAACACGCCTGCAGAGAACGTCTTCACCTTGCGCTGCAAGCCGACATTCAGGCCAGTCGTGAAGGTGACCAGCCCCTCCTTGAAGTAATCAGCCGACTCGGTGCGAGACGATGCGGTGAACTGGCGCGAAGACGCAACAGCGGTGACAGGCACGCCAGTGAAGGTGAAGGATGTGAGCGACTTGGTGCAGTTGCTGTCGCCGAGCCGGTAGCGGCACGTCTTCTGGCTGACAGCGCCGACCGCCCGCCCGAGCTTCTGCTTCAAGGAACGCAGCTCGATCGTGAAGCCTTCGTCGCGCCCAATCTTGGCTTCGCCCGTTGTGCCGACCACCAGCACATTTGTGCCGCCATCAGGGTCGAGGTAGTTCACCTCGAACAGGCGGAACTCCGCATTGTCCCACCGGCCGGCGAGAAGGTCTGCGCGTGTGATCGCCGAGTCGGCGTACAAGATGCGCAACTCCATGTTGTCTGGCGCGAGCCCAGCGGTGTACACGACGTCACTGAGCTCCAGCCCTGGGCCAGCAAGGTACGTCTCGCCCGCCACAGTGATGTCTGCGTCGTGCGAAGTGAACCGGAACACGTTGCCGTCCTTGCGCTGAATGCGCAGGCAATGCGCCAGCGTCAGCGAGCGTGTCAGGTAGTGCGCGCCAAGATTCGCCGTGAACGTCTTCACAAGCGAATCTCCTCGACGACGATCTGTGGCCAGCGCACAAGGAACTCATCGCCGCCCTGGTCCACGATCTCGGCTTCCATCTCGTCTGTTATGAACGCAACAGGCACATCAAACTCGCCGATCCAGGCGTAGGTGTCGCCGGCGATGTGGCCGCTGATCGTGGCGATGCCGGTCGTTGTGTCCACGGTCGCGGACGCATCAGACCATGTGCCGGAACGCAGCCGGCGCACCTGCGCGCCAGGACGCGGCTTCTGAATCTTGCGCAGAAAGGTTCGGTTGCCGACGGTGTACTTGCGCTGAAGCTGATAGGTGTTGCCGGTGATCAGCGTGGCGGAAGAGTTGGCCTGCGTCGCCTCGTAATCGCTCCAGTCCTTGAACCGGAACCCGTCGTACTGACCGGACACAACATAGAAGAACGAGCGCACAAGCTCGAAGTCCTCGTTGGTCTTGACTGCGTGGCCAACGTTGTAGCGATGCAGCGGCGCGCTCCAGTTGCGATTCGCGGAGCGGCGCCCACTTTGCACCTTCGCGACAGACGTGCTCCAAACAGGACCGCCGCGTGCTCCGTATGACAGGCGAACGTCGAATTGTTCTTCGAAGAATGCCATGAGTTACCCGTTACGAGCCATCGCCCGTTGAATGCCTTCGCCGATCTGCTGGCCTTGCTGCAGCGCGGTTTGCCTGCTCATGCCTGACGCTGCCTGCACGTTGACTGTGAGGTTGACTGTGCGGCCCATGTTGCCGGCAGGAACGATGTTGCCGGATGTGCTCGGGATGAACACCTCGGGCTGATGCTCCCCAACAAGCACAGGACGTCCAGCAGACACCGGGCCACCATAGGCCTTGCCGCCGAAGAGTGCTCCGCCAATGGCCGAAAGGAACCCGCCGAAGCCGCCGCCACCACCACCACTGAACAAAGCTTCGGACAGCTTGGCGGCAAGCGCCTCGGCCACCATACGCTGGATGAGACGGACGAACGAGTCACCGATCTTGGTGAAGTTGCCGTTCATCATGTCGTAAAGGTTTTCGCCGAAGGCATCCTGGATGTTTTCCTTCGCACGTTTGACAAACTCTTCTGCCTTGGAGGCTGTGCCCTCGATGGACGGCTGCGCCGCGTCGAATGCGTCCTGCGCGGCGAAGACGGCGCGCGAGTAGGTCTCCCAGTTGATCGCTCCGGCTTCAAGCAGCCTGTTCAGGCGCGAAAGCTCGTCAGCCAGCACCTCCGAAGGCGTGCGCATTTTCTCCGTGAGCGACGCGCCTTCACGAAGCACATCCATTCGTGCGCGCTCCGCTTCCGCCGTGGCCTCAACTTGGGCCTTGTACGCTTCGAGCGCGGCACTCAGGTCAAGGTACCGCTGAAGCTGTTCGCCGCTGGCGCCTTGCCGCGTCAGCTCGATGAGCCCCTTGATGCGGTCGCTGGCGCCCGCGGTGTCGACGTCAAACTGGAGCGCAGACAGACGCCGCTCGACCTGTTCATAGATCTTCTCGGCTTCGGTCTTGATCGCCTTCGCTTCCTTGCGCACCTTCTCGGCCGCGAGGACGATCGGCGCAGCGAGCTTGCCGCCAGTCTTCGGTGCATCGCCCTCGACCTTCTTGCCTGTTTCCTCCCAGATGGCAGCGACGGTTGAGGCGGTGCCCTTGATGTTGGCGCCGATTCCAGAAACAGCATCCGCAGCGATGCTCGCCGCGCGTTTGAACTCGCCCTGGAAGAGCGCGACCGCGGCAGCAGCAATGCCGCCCAGAGCATCGCCAATCGTCTTGAACACCCCGACGAGAATTGCGCCCGAAGAGATGAGCAACTTCACGCCGGTCACTGCAACCTCGGCCGCGCGGCCGAATGCATCGCTGTTCTTGGCGGAGTCGAACAGCTGCTTGGTCAGCGACTCCAGAGTCGGCAATAGCTTTTGCGCGATCTGCAGGCCCAAGCCCTCCTTGACCTTCTGAAGTCGTTTCAGATTGTCGTTGAACTCCTCGGCCGCGCGGCCGGCAGAGTCGGTGAGCGTGATGCCGAGCGCGTCGGCTTCCTTGCCGAGTGCAGCGAGGCCGGCCGAGCCTTGATTCAGGAACGGGATCAGCTTGGCGGCGCCCTTGCCGAACAGCTCCTGGGCCAGCGCAGTCTTCTCGATCCCGTCTTCGTACGACGCAAACCTGTCGGCGACCTCGGCCAGGATCGCGGATGAACTCTTGACCTGGCCGTTGGCGCCTCGGACGCTGATGCCCATCGAGGCGAAGACGTCCGAAGCTGACTTGCCGCCAGCAGCAGCATCCGCAACGGTGCGGGCTAGCTTGGAAACAGACGACCCAAGCTCTTCCTGCGACACGCCGGCCAGCTCGGCGGCGTAGGCATACCTGGAGACCTCCTCGGTCGTCATGCCAATCGACGACGCGAGCTTGGTCGTGGCATCCGCAGCGTCGATCGACGACTTGACGAGCGATCCAACGACCGCGAGGCCGGCGCCGATGCTGGCGCTGATCGCCGCGCCAATCTTCCCCGCCTCAGCTGTGAGGCGAGACATCTGCTGCGCAGCCTTGCCGACGTCGCCCGAGAATCGGGCGGTGTCCATTGCGAGCGAAACAACGAGAGAGCCGAGGCTAGCCACTGCGCTTCCTTCGCTTCAGGTGCATCATCTGAGACAGTGTCGCGCGAATCTCCTCTGGCGTCTGCGCTTTCTTCGGTGGATTGGCCCTCAGATCATAGAACGCGATCCACTCCGTGATCTCTGCCGAGTCCATTCGCCGAAGCATCTCGCCGACAGGCATCCCGAGGCGCTCGGCGAGTTCAAAATAGAAGCGCCGCTCGGGGCGGCGAATCAGTTTCCCCGAGCGGCTTCGACCTCTTCCTTGCCGAGCCCATTGAGGCGCTGCGCGACCTTGGCAACACGATCGAGCGCGAGCGCGCTTTTGGCGCCGAGCGCGATCGCATCCTCATCAGTGAAGAGTCGCGCGCCAGAGTCGTCGACAACGCACGCAGCCACGAGGCGAGCGCGAATGTTGGCGATGTTGACGCCGGTCTTGCCGACGAGAGACTGCTCCCACAAGTCGCGTTGCGCTCCTGTCATCGTGGCGACCTTGACGCTACCGCCCCATTCAGGCACCTCGACTTCCTCGACCTTTCTGTCCTCGGCGCAGAGGATAGCGTCGCGCGTCAGAAGACTCATGGCTTAGACCTCGGTGACTGGGCCGTCGATCTCGACCGTGACATTGGACTCGATGACGCCATCCACCGCGGCCGAGATGGGGATAGACAAAACGTAGCCGGAGAATTCGTACTCGGTCGCCGGCGAAGCATCGGTCAACACGACGCGAAAGTTGCGCGCCTTGCGATCGGCCTTCGCCGCGACAAGTTCAGCGTGCTGCGCCTGCTGAGGGCGGAACATCAGCGTGAACGTCAGTTGGCCTTCGTCCGGCAGGCCCATGCGCTTCGTCTTCGCGGTGGCGCTCAGGTCGGTCGTGTCGATGACAGCGGCCGAGCCAGTACGAAAGTTGATGTCGCGAACGTCGGGGATCGCTACGAATGTGGCCGGTGAGCCAAGAGTGGCGATCTTGAGGGTGGTGCCTTGTGATTCGAGGGCATTTGAGCTCATGTGATGGGCCTTTCGTGAGAGAGGTCTACGGGGCTAGCCGCGGTGAATTTTCGTCGATTTTGGGTCGCGCAGGGAACCGATCGTCAGAGTTTGTCGATGCAGCGATAGTCGGCCGACCAGCGATGCAGCTTGGTGTCCGCCTCGTAGCCGCTGAAGTCACTTTGCAGCAGCGCCTTGAACGGTTGTGCTTCAAGGATGGTGCGAACTTCCTCGGCGAGCGCCTTCGCCGCGACGAAGCTAGCCGCCCAGCAGTCGACCTGAATGCGCACGAAGTCGACGCCGGCGTTTCCTCCGAGCGTCAGAGACGGCGAGTTGCCCACGCGCGCAAACGTGATGCGCGGCAGGGCGCTGGTGCCTTGCGGCGCCATTCCCGGAGTCACGTTCGATCCGGCCGCGGTGCCTGGCGACGCTGTCAAGGCATCGTAGATCGCTTGCTCAAGCTGCACGGCGCACCTCCTGCTCGATCTTCTTGGCCGCGCGCTCGATGCCGGCGCGCATGCGCTTGCGCATGATCTCCAGCTGCGTGGCCTTGGTGTCGTTGAACGCGGGCCGCATGAAAGGGCGAGCCGCCATCTTCGACGTTCCAAACTCCACCCACCACCAGTAGTAGGGGTCGTTGGGATTCTTCGCGCCTCGCCGGCCCAGCTTGCGCTCCTGCGACTTCTTCAGCGGCTTGACGCGAACGATGACTTCCCACAATCCGGCCTGCCCCTTGTTGATCTTCGAGCGCGAGGCGCGTATTGCGCGCTTCATGGTGCCGACGCCGCGGTAGCCGGCCTGCACCATCGGCGCGTTGCCGTCGATGACCGGCGCGCGAGCGACCGCGGCGTCGCGCACGACGCGCGCGGCTCCGCCCAGCGCAGAGTAGATGGCGCCCTTGCCAAGCTCGAATGGCAGCTCAGAAAGACCAGCCAGGAGCTCACGCAAACCAGCGACGTGTGTCTCTGCCCCAGCCCTCGAAGAACGGCCCAATACGCGCCCAGCTATGGCCACGGATCACCCCTCGCTGACACCAGACTGGCACATGAATTCGACCTCGCGCTGACGCAGCCCGATGTGGCCGACAAACTTGATGTCGTAAACGGCCCCATCGTGGACAATCCGCCACTTGGGCGTGACAGCGTCGATCTGCTCGCTCCACCGCACCACAATGCGCGTGTCGACCTCGGCGACCACCTGATCAGAGGCCAGGCGCTCGCGGCCCTTGAGTGGCATGATGTCGGCCCACACAGTCGCGTACGGCTCGAATGCGGGCACCTCGCCGCCAGCGGCGTCAGTGGTAGGCGTCGGCTGTTCAATGTCAACGCGGAACCTGAGCTTGCCTGCGCGCACAATCACACCCCCTGCCGCGTGCGGTAGCGCTGAATCAACGCCAAGGCACCCATCGGAATCGACGTGAGCGCCTTCTCAACAGTGTCCTCGCGGTTCTCGTAGAGGTGGCCGACGATAAGCAGCGCAGCAGCGCGCACCGCCTTGGGCACCGGGTGAACCGTCTCGATGGGCGAACTCGCCGTCGGGCCGAAGCCGGCCTTGAATGTGATGGTGATGGCGACTGGGCTCTGATACGTCCTCGGCCAAACGAAGTTGACGGCCGGGTACACCAGCGCGCGATCGCCGTACGAGTCCACCACCACATCGTCGAGGTCGATCGTCGCGTCGGCGTTGTCCTCGTCCTTGTACTCGATCGAGGTGAGCGAAATGTGCGGGCCGATGCCCAGCTCAATCGGTCCAGGCGGGAACGCTGCAAGCGACTGCTCAAAGGTTCGCACGGCCCACGACTGCTCCGTGTAGCCTTCGATGAACTCGCGCGCTGCCTCGACGAGCGCCTCAATCAGCTCGTCGTCTGGGTGCGTCGGCGGCGACCCGGAAGCGTCGAGGCGCAGGTGAGCGCGAACATCTTCGAGGTCGATGAACGGGGCGAGCGTCTGGCCAGCGATGGGCTTAGGTGGTTTGACCAAGGTAGACCTCCGCGTCGTTGCCGATCCACGAGCGCAGCAGCGCGCCCTCGGGGTCGGATTTTCCCTTGAAGTCGGGCGAGTGGCCCATCCCGATGCCTGGCCGGCCGGGAAGGCCCTTGATGCCCACGCAGTGATGTGTGCCGACAAAGACCTTCTTGTGCTTCGCTCGCGCCCACAAGTCGATGTCAATGAAGCGATCGCCGCGGCGCACAGCGTCACGGAACGCAGGGATCATCGACCCGTCCATGCCGGTCGAGCACAGACTTGCGTGGCGGGCGTTCAAATGCTCCATGCCGCGCCTCAAAGCGACGTTGTAGTACCTTGCCCTGCCCTCGCCCACGAGCGTGGCTTCCTGCACCCAATCTGTGGCCACGCGAAGGTAGTCTGGCGAGTACCAGTCGTCGTCTTCGATCACGAAGAGTGGCCAAGAAGTCGAGGCAACTTCGAGGCCGGCGAGCAGATTGCGCGCCTGCGTGTTTTCGCCAGGACGCCAGCGCGGCGTCGGGCGCACAACCCCGATCGACCAGCCGCGAATGGCCGGCGCTGAAACTTCTTCCGGGCCGTCATCGACGATGATCCAGCTGACGGGGCCAAGGTAGGTCTGCCGCGTCATCCACCGCACGCACAACGAGAAGGCCAGCGGGCGCGCTCCGGTCGTCGTCAACAACTGTATCATGCTGGTGCCCTCGCCGCCGCAAAGACATGGCGCGGAAGATCGCGCCGCGTCATACCAGACTCGCCATGATCGTTGAGGTGAACGGCAGAGATGCCGTCATAGAACGTCTCTATGCGCGTGAATCCGGCGTCCTCCAGCTCCGCTTCCAGCCCAGCACGAGTCCAGCGCCGGTAGTCGCTCGGGAAGCCGTGCTCTGGAAACGAGAACAGCGTCGTCACGATCAGCAGCCCTCCAGGGCGCATCACGCTGCGCACACCTTCGAGGAAGACTGTTGGGCGGCGAACGTGCTCCAGCACCTCGGAGCAAAGCGCGCCGGTGAATCGGCCGCGCCACTCTTCGGGTGGGGTGTGCATATCGACGACGCGATCGACGTTGTGGCCTGGCTGCATGTCGACGCCCGTCCACTGGCCGACAGCCAGGTCGCGGTTGATGATCCACCACGCGCCCGGATCGTGCGCGCGCGAACCAACTTCCAGCACGTCGTCTCCAAGCAGCGGCGCGAATCGTTCGATGAACGAGCGAATGGCGCCGCGCACACTTTCCCTAGGCAGCAGCTTCAATCACGTCCTCCAAAGCCGCGCGGGCAAAGCATGTGAGCGCAGTCGCGCGACTCGCGTTGACAACAGGCACGCGCTCGGCTTCGAGGTCGCGCGCGAGAGTCGGGAACAGACGCAGCCACATGTCGAATGGCTGGCGCGTCGACAGCGGGCGCTCATGTTGTCCAAACCAGTGCGCCCTGCCATCCGGCGCGTTGGAGCAGTCGAACCCGAGCAAGACGATTTTGCGCGCGCCCCACCAGTGAGCGAGGTTCATCGCCTGGTAGCCGCTGTTGCCGCCTTGGTGAATCACGCCGCCGCGGCCCAGGCCTGGCGCACTCCTGGACTCGACGTAGTTCAGCTGGTGCTTGACGGCGGCACCTCGGTCCTGCGTCCATCGCTCGCCCTTGAACTCGCGCGCCTGCGCGCCTTTGACGTCCCACCAGGTGCCGTCGCAGGCGTAGAGGACGT